ATTCCATCTTTCCTCACCTTTATTATATGCTAATAGCTATAATAGTACAATAAGAAACGTTTTATGTCACTAGTTTCTTTATATTTTTTTGATAAGGATAAATAAAGCAACCCCCAACTGATTCTTCAGTCGGGGGTTATTTGTTCCTTCATTTAAAACAGGGTTACTATTAATATACAATATTATTGAGGTTTAACATAACTTTTATTTAAAGTTACGTATGTATCACCTAGACCTGCGATTAAAGCATGTGTTGCACCATTAGGCATCTTAACGATTTCTCTAACTGCAATTTTAGAACCTTTTTTAAAGAACCAAGTTGTGTCTTCTTTCGAAAAATCTCGATTGTAAGTTTTTAGATCCTGTAATGCAACAAAATAATTACCAGATTGATAGTGATTATCTTCTGCTGGTTTAGTGCCCTTATCTTCTTGAATAATTTTGATTGGATCTAACCATGTACCGTCATTTTTAAAAGCACTTTGTTGTGCAGCTAACCATTCTTTTTTGGTAATCCCTAAATGCATATGATTAGTCGCTCTATTTCCTATGGCTTGTCCCATTTTTACATTTTGACCAACAGAAACCTTAATATCTGATGTACTAGTTCCAAATTCTTGATAAACTATATAATAACCATCAGTACCTCTAGTTACAATAACAGTACCTAGTGCTTCATATCCTCTTGGAGCCCATCCAGCATAAATTACAGTTCCATCGTGTATAGCCAAAATCCTTTTATCTGGATATTTAGCTGAACCAAAATCAAATCCATCATGGAAGTAATCGCCGTATCCTGTTCTATCAAATTTTGTAAATCCAAATTGTTGTCCTTCTTCATAATAACCTAAGTAAGCTTTTACGTTAGGCCATCCCCAATATTTACCCATAATTACACTCTCCTTTTTTATTGTGGTTTAACATAATCTTTGTGCATTGTAACGTAAGTATCTAATAAGCCGCCTAATTGTGCGTGACAAGCTCCTGTAGAAGCAAAAACTCGTTCTCTAACTGCGAATTTACTTCCTGCTTTAATGAACCAAGTATTATCATTTTTATCAAAACTCTTATTTCTAGGTTGTAAATCTTGTAACGCTACAAAATAACTTCCTGATTGGTAATAACTTGCATTAGGTGTTGGTCCTGTACTTGCTTTCATAAATAATGCCGCCTCCTCGTTTCTTCTATTTACTAAACCTGGTAAAGTAACTCCTCCAGCTTTATTATAAAGTTTCATTTCATCAGCAGCTTTTTGCCATTGTCTAGAATTAATGTAAGTAAGTAGTGTTGTACCACTCAAAATATACGCTCCAAGATTAAATTGGAAACTAGCAAGTGCATCAAACTGATTTTGATTAAGCTGAGTAGTTACATAATTGTATGATCCATAAACATGCGATTTGATATCTTCTTTTAGAAACTGATCAGCTTGAGCTTGAGTAATTTTCATACCGGCATAAACGCCCTTAGTATGACCATAACCAATAGTCCAAACTCCAACAGAATCTTGGTAAGCTGTTAATCTAACACCCTCCCATTTTTTAATTAGGTTAATACCATTCTGCGAAATTGTTAAATTCTCATTTGCCATATTATTTCTCCTTTATTAAAATATTTAAGATTATCGATATCTTTATCTTTATACTACTGTTAATCACAGTTCCAGTTAGCTCAAACTTCAGTTCCAGCCTAACCTCATCGCTATTTCTCGTAAAAGTTCATTGTCTCTTCTTTTTATCGTTGATTCACTCAAAGCTACTTCACAGGAAACTAGATTATTTTCTTTAGTAGGGTAACCATACAAATATTTTGATGTAAAAATATCTTTAACTTCACTTGTTGAATCCTCTAACACACTATCCACCACATCTAAAAATATTTTATTAAAAATCATTTGATTCATTGTTAAAGCATAGTTATTTTCTTCTGATAAAGGATACTCAGTAAAATTAATTCTATTATTCAGAACTATCTCTGATATTTGCTTCAATGATTTACTTATTTCTTTATAGTTCCAAAGCAATGCTCTGATGTGATTTCTTGTAGTTTTATTCATCTATAACGCCCTTTCAAAAAAATATTCTAGTCACTAACCTTTTTCTACTTTTCCATCTTTTAACATTCTTATTTGGATTGCTTCAATTTGTTTACCTTCAGTACCAGCTACTCCGCCTTCTTCTTTCCAAGCTCCCCAACCTACATCAGCTGAATGAACTCTGTATTGAATGCGACGACCAGTTTTCAGCAAATTACCATTACTCGCAAAACAAATTTGGTCAATCGCTTGAGATTTGCCTGTTGTTCCTGTTATCCCTTTAGGAACATTTACCCATTTACCATTTAGAATTCTGTAACTAGAACGAATTGAATCTGCTTTCTTATTCCACAATACTTCCACCGCTTCTAATTTTAGTGCTTTACCAGTTGTTCCAGCCGTAGCCTCAGTTCCTACAAATTTTTGCCAACCGATATTAGATACGTGACCTCGGTACCACAGTCCCATTTTTGCTCCTGCAGGTGTTTGGTTTTCGTTAGTAAATTTTTCACCAGTGATTGACTCAATAAAACCTTTAGCTAATTGATCTAGTTCCTTATTGATAATAGTCATATCTCTTGAACTAGTAATAAACCCAATTTCAGTTAAACGATAGTTCAGACCTCTTTGGGCAGCTACGTTAAGATTTAAAAGATTACTTCGATAACTAATACCGTTAGTTTTAGAAACCCCGCCCCATAATCCAACAGTACGTTTGATTAAATTCGCCATATCCAAATCAATATTATCAGCCTTAAAACTTGAGCTGACTATTACATGTCCACCAGTAGCTGAAGAACCAGCTGCATCTTCATGATACTCACTTATAGTCGTGTAATAACTTGGACTAATAGAATACATTCCCCATCCATTTGCTGTTTCTTGAAACATATCTCTGTTACCCGTTGTATCAAAAAAGACGAATGAGTCTTTCGACTTATCCGCCCATTTCTTCATATAAGGATGTAGTTTCTTTCTATTAAAATCTCGCTCATTAGCTCCATTACCAACTGCACCAGGATCGCCTGCTCCATGACCATAAATAATTAAGTGATTTGCCATAAATTACTCACCACTTTCTTTATCTTCGTGTTGTGTATCTTGATAACCTAACCCTTCATCGATTAGATTATTAGCTTTTCTTTCGTTGTTTAATGCTACACCATTTGATTTCAAATCGTAGAATCCACCGGCTGCCATACCAGCTAAACCACCAGCCCATGCGTAAACAATTACTTCTGTTGGTAAAAAGCTTAATGCGTATCCTGCACCAATAACTACACCAATAACAATGTTTAAGAATGGTAACCACTTATTATTGACTGGTGTCGTTTTAATCATTTTAGTTGCTCCAAAAACAATTGCTCCGATAATTGATACTGCTGCTAAAATTTCTTCCATTTTAATTTCCTTCTTTCATTTTTATATTTGGTAAAGCCTTTACTTTGTTGTAAAGCGTTTCTCCTGTGCCATTACCACCTAAATTTTTATAAGCATTAAATAGATAGTCTAGATCATCTAAATCTGCTATCGATATAAACCCTTCTTGCAAATGACTAGCACATTGTACATAAATCTTATTGTGTAACATTGCTAAAATTGCTTTTTCTAAATTGCTTAATCTCGTATCAACCGAATCTTTATCTTCTTTCATTTTATTTAGCTTCATTTTAAAAAAACCATAAAAACTAAATCCTGTTACTGCAATCAATGCAGCATTGGCTCTTAAAAAATGTTCAAGCCAATATGTAGTCTTGTCTATCCACTCCACTCATCGCTACCACCTTTTCTCAATTTTTAACAAAACAAAAAGCCTAGCATTTGCTAGACTTGAACTTCTAAATCTTTTAAAATTTCAGATACATCGACTTTTAACTTTTCTGGTACTTGATCTAATGTTTTCTTTCCTTTAACAATCAACGTTGCATAAACAACAGCCATTTCAACGATCTCCTTTCTAAGTAAAAATAAAACTACTCTATTCTTGAATTTCTGAATCCAAGATAACTTGAACTTCTTCCCTGTAAATTTCTGGTACGTCTTCAATAGACTTCAACCCTTTTCGAATTAAACTCACATAGACTTGAATCATTTCCCTTACGACCCCTTTCTGAGTTCTACATCATGTTTTCCATAAGTTCGAACACTTCTACTAAAGCTACTTGTGTGTTCGTGACGTCTTCTTGTAGCTTCGTATTTTCTTTTCTTAATTCAGTAATAACTCTGTCTTTATCTTCTAACCATTTCATCTGAGCAAACTCAAAATAAGGATAACTATATTCCAGTGGAGGTTCTATAGTTACCCAATCTGGAGCTAAAGGCATATTTTCAGGTATTTCAAATTCGTTATACATTTTCCCTTGCTTATTTGGTTCAGCTAAAGGCACATAAACTTTACGCATTAACAACACTCCCTATTTTATTTGATAAGTCATACTACTAATTTCCACATAATTTGAAGCTGTCACACCAATGATTGCTGCAAATCTACCGAAAGTTGTCATTGATAAACGACATCCGTTACCGTTGTCAGCAGCACCATACCTCATGATAGTAGTTGCTGGGTAGATATTTTCTGGAATTTGAATAAACCATTGTTCTGAACCAGCATTCATTATCCCGGAATTTTTCTTAAATTGCCCACGGAAAACAATCTCCTTTGTACCATCTAGATTATAAATAATTCTATATTGAGGTGGGTTATCTTCGGCTATTGAATACCCTGTTCTCAATGGGAGTGTTATCCATGGTGTTTCTGTGAGGTTTGAAGCAAGTAACTGGCCAACAAAGCCATCATTAGCATTTGATAAAAGAATACCGTCTGGTGTAATCGCAAAAGCTTTTCTTACAGATGTTCCATCAGGTTGGTAAATAGTACTTGAGATAGCATCTGATGAATATTTCGCAACAAATCTATATGTTTTATCAATAAAACCAGATATGGTTACTTCTCCATTTTCTATAGTCATTTGTCCACTTGCTTTACTTTGATTGTTATAGATTAATGGAACATCAGTAAAGTAGTTAACAAACTTACCTCCAGTAAAAGAACCTCCTGTCACATCTCCTAAAACTGCTGAGATAGCTGCTAAATTATCAGCTTTAATATTAACTGCATAAAAAATAAACAACTCCCAAGAAGAACCGTTCCATCGTTTTAGTTGATTAGGGTTCTGACTGGTATCTTGCCACAACATACCGACATATCGTGAAGTTGGTTGCGTGTTCGTTACTGTTATTCCTGTTGGGTCTCCTTTAGGTCCAGTATTACCTGTTGCACCTTTATCTCCCGTCAATCCTTTATCTCCTTTAGGTCCCTGACTACCAGTTGCTCCAGTGCTACCTGTTTCACCCTTAGGACCTTGCGGACCAATAGAACCATTAACCCCGTTTTGACCCTGTTTATTTTTAACAACAATAACTTGTTTATCAATCTGAACACCTTTGTAAGTCGCTCTATAAATTGCCATTGCAGTATCTATTGTAATACTGGTTATCGTATAACGTCCGCTAGCATTGATTGAGCTAGACATTCCTGTTTCAGATACTTTTGTATAAGTGACACCACTAGCTAATTTACTTTGTCCCTCAAATACCACAAAATCTCCATAAGCTTTGGAGTAATCTGACACTACTCCTGTTGGTGTAGCTGATAGGATGATAGACTCGTTTGTTAATAAACCACTGATAACTTCCGTTGCATCTTTTCCGGGAGAACCGTCTTTACCTGGTATTCCTTGAGCTCCATTAATTCCATCTTTTCCTTTTTCTCCAGGTACTCCTTGTTCACCTTTTTGTCCATCTTTGCCTGGCAAACCATTTTCTCCATCTTTACCATCAATCGATACATAGCTGATACTATAGGCATGATTGATAGTCCCTTTTGACATAGTTGTACTTGTTCGAGTCCACAAGTACTTACCTTCAGGAACAACGGGTATTTCAACAGACCAATTAATCGGCACAGTGACATTATCATTACCAACTGAATAGGTAATTTCAGTCGATACCACATAATCAATATCTTTCTTAATATCAGCTATGATTTTGTCTAGTTCACTCATGTTACTCTCTAAATCAATAAAGTTACTGAATTTATATTCGTTTCTAGATGAATCATCATCATTAAATTTGTATTCAGTTACTCTTGCTGAAATCATGATAGGTGGTTTCATATCAAGTGCGACAATTTGAATATTATCTCCTATGCCGCAAGTGATATAACCTTTAGCTTCATAATCAATAATCGCATGGTCAATTTTCTTCAATCTAATTAACGCTTCTCTCCACAACGCATCCTGTGTTTTAGCTTTACTAGAATAGTCACGAACGATGTAACCATCAAACTCTCCATTTGCTTTATTAGGTAGGTCTACAAAGAAATTCTGATGACCTTTAACACTGAATATTTCAATCCTATCTTTTGGCGAGTAGTAAAGGATATTACCATCACCATCTTTTTCTTCGTAGTATTTACCTTTTAGAGTGAGAGCCACTTCGTTTGTTTCTTCACCTTTTGGACGTAAAGCTGTACCTAATTCAGATATGCTACCTTTACGTTCTAACTCTTCTAAATTATCAATTTCAGATGTTAAAAGTTCTTGTGGTTCAATAGCCCCCAAGTGCTTATAAACGTTTAGCACTATCTTTTTAGGACGAACTCCATCAAATTCGACTTCTAATTGTGCATCAGCATTATCAAATCCGTTTAATACAAACTGCAACATTTCAACGTTAGTGTGATTAGTTCCCTCAAATTCAAGAGTACGCTTCATATCAGCTATTTCATTGATTCCAATAACAATGCCAGTGTCACTAAATATCTTGCTCATATACCATGAAAACGGCTGTGGTGACGTTGCTTTAATTGGTGGAAATTCTTCTGACACAATATCAATCGTTCCTGAGAAACACGTCAATTTTTTATAATCATCGCTCAAACTATCGTCAGCATCGTAAATTGTAAACCAGTAATTTCTACCAGTTTTATCTGTACACATAATGTAATAGCCTTGTATCCAATGTTCAGCGTTTAAACTGTTAACCGCTACTTCGATATCAAGTGTTTCAAGGATAGAACCGATGTACTTACCGATTAAATAATCATCAGTTTCATACACGTCCAGTGCATTATAATTTCTATCTGTTAGTGTGAAAATCATATATACGCTTCACGTCCTCTCAATGTAATTTTAGGTACTGCAGAAAAATCACTGTACGCTAAATAAAAAGTGCTCTTGCCAGGAGGTGCTGTTATTGTTGTGCTAGCTGGATCTCGATATTGTAAATAATTAACATCGTTAATCTCACAAAAAATATTCTGTCCTTCTTGCCAATATTTCAAAATATCGCCATTACTAAATTTATTAGGAATATCTTGCCAGTACTCAACATTATGTTTCACTAATCTGATAGCTCTTATTAAATTATTTGTGATTGATGGATTAGTCTTGTAAGCTGCTCCATACCATGTAACAAAATGTAGTTCTTTATTTGGATTAGATAACTTAAACTTCTGCATTGTTTTAGTAGATGAATGTCTGAACGTGATATAGTCACCAATTTTTTCAACGATGAATGAATAACGTTCATCACTCATATTTTGATAGTAATCATTTGTATTCATACGTGACCACACGCGCTTACCTTCAACATAGAAAACTAAATCGGACTTTTCTTGAGCTGGATTGTTATCCTCAAATACAACTGAGGCAATGATGTTTCCAGAAGCATCTGCAAAAGAAACTGATTCATGTCCAACTTGTTTATGCTTGTTGGGTCCTCCACCATCAGTATTGAAGTCCATCCTAAAATCACTTCGCCAGTTAATTGGGTACTTACCGTTTTTATCAAGAGGAACAGTTTTCGTTAAAGATGGGCCATGCCAAGAATTACCAGTTCCATAATTGGTCGGTCTAACGAAGCCTAAAGGCTTATCTTTATACTCAACAGTACCAACTTGTTTCCTTTCTGGTGTGACTGGTGGTGTGTAACCATCATTTAATCTCCAACCTCTGTCAATATTAAAGTGATCATCAAATAATAAATCAGACTTATCATAAACATAGCCATCTACCTCTTCTACTGTACCCAACAATACTTTAGTAGACATGTCATCATTCTGAATACCTAAAAAGCCATTATCACTAGAGAATGAAGCTTCTAGCGATAATGACATAAGTTCAGTCCCTTTGTTGTCGATTAAGATATAGTTGTTTGTTCCTTCGTTTGTGTAGACTGATTCATCAATTGAGAATGATGCACCTTTGAATATTTCCCAATTAATTGTGCCTTCTTCTTCTAATATGTCCCCATCACTATTACTCACTTCGGGGAAAGCCCAATAGAATCTATCAGGTTGATCACCGAAAATAAGTTTCTTAGGTTCTCTTACATTTAATATTTTAGAGATACTTTCTTTTTTAGATAACAAATCACCAATCAAATAGTAATCCATTGCTATAATATACGAATCAGATTCAATACCTAAAAATTTCGAATATTTTTTATTTCTTATCGACTCTGAACGAGATTTATATTTTGGTCCAGGTAGTCGCTTTATCGATGTTACATATAAAAAATCAGATAACAGTTTATCATTAAATTTAACTTCAAAAACATCACTCATTACTTGCTCCTACCTTTCATAATAATATTTTTAGTTCTATTAGTTTTTTGATTTTCTGCATAAACGATATCAGCAATTTCAACACCAACTAATTTTTTATCCATCATAATAACTGAACTCTTCTGAAGAATTTGTTCTAAATAGTTTAAAATACTATCAACTCTACTGTTAAGTTCTGTTAAATCAATTAAATTTTGATTGACAATAGTTTGTTTTCCATGATTCGAATTAACACGTTCCAAATCTTTAACTAAAGTAGAATTCTTAGGAACTCCGACACCTTGAGCGTATCGAGGTACTCCCATTCTGTTCATGATTCTTTTAGTATCACTAGCTTTGATTACTTTAGTTCCAATTGGAGCATTAGGTATATAAACATCTCTACCTTTAGGGATAAATGCGGCTTTTCCTGGGAATTTAACTATCTCTTCATAAAGAGAACCCTTTTGGTCGTTTACAATCATGTCACCACCAGGATGATAATTTGTTCCTCTAAACGTTGGAATTGCTGTGTGACCTGTTCTACGACCTCTATACTCAACATCAATAACTACATTTTTACTGTAAACCTGAGCAATCGCATTCTTTGCTGCTTCTACTTCTCCGTAATTTGCTGTAGCATGTAAATGTTTAGCTCCGATTTTCTGCTCATTGTAATCAATAATTTTTCTTTGAGCGGCACTCACATTATTTACAGCATTTGTATTGTTAGCTAACAATATTTTTAAATCTTCTGGTAAAGCATTGTAGATGTCTAACGCTTGTTTTGTCTGCTCAACTGTTAGTTTAGCTGGATTGTCAGCAAGTAAAGTCTTTAATTCTGGTGGTAGTGAATTCCATTGATTTAATTTATCTGCTGATTCCATCATTTTATAAATAGCATCCGCATTTTCCACACCTAAAAGTTTTCTGTCAGCATTAAATGCATTCCACATACCCAACTCATTTATTGTGTCAAATAATTTAATCTTAGCTTCATCGTTATTTAGCAACAGACGTTTATCTTCTAAAGATAAAAATTGCCACTTATCAACTTCTCCCATCGCAATAGCTATCTCTTCTTTAGCGTTTGTGGTTAAGTCTGCATTCTTAGCAAGAAACTCTAACTGATTCCAACCATTCTCTGTTTGAGCTATCTCAACTAAAGTATCAGCCATATTGGTTTTAACTTCACCAGTTTTAGGGTC